GTAAAGTATGGTAAAGATAAACAGTCAGATGCACAGAAACAATATCAAGAAAAAATAGAGAGTGCAAAAGGGATCTACTACATTGCTAGAGACTTTGACACATTTGTTGAATGGTATAATACTTTGCTATGCTGAAAATAGGAGATAAAATAAAAGACACAGAAGATAGTGACTGCTACTTTGTAGGTGAAGTAGTGAAGATAAATAGATTTGGTGGAGTTGAGCTGTACAAAGTAACTCAAGTCATTTGGAATGGTGAAGACTATACAGATGATGATTACATTGGTCAGATAATTGAGCCTAAATGGTGGTACATTCAATTATTTTTATTCTAAATAGTTGCACAACTAAATAAAATTATTACATTTGTAAACAATTAAATATATATACATGCAAACAGAACCAAACAAAGTGCCATTGTGGACTAAGATTCACAAGGCAAAAATGAGCATTGGTAAGGTTGTTAAGAACAGCACCAATCCTCACTTTAAAAAGAGCTATGCTGATATTAACGCATTGCTAGAAACAGTTGAGCCAATCCTTCACGAGAATGGACTGCTCCTATTACAACCTATCCATGATAAGATTCTGACTACTCAGATAATTGACATTGAGTCAGGTGAAATGATTGAAAGCTGGTTAACACTACCTGACAACATTGATCCACAAAAAATGATTAGTGCAACGACCTACTATCGTAGAGCAACTTTACAATCACTTTTGAGCCTTCAAGCTGTAGATGATGATGGTAACTCAGTCGCATCAGCAACTAAGCCAACGCTAACAGATGACAGATTCAAGGAAGCTCTTAAATCTATTGAGTCAGGAAAGTACACAGCAGAGAAATTAAAATCAGATTTTTTATTAACCAAACAACAATTACAAGCACTATGAAATGGCATCCATCATCACTAGGTAAACTTATGACTGAGTCACGCACAAAGTCAGAAGTATTAAGTCAGACTACTAAGTCTTATATCGCATCTAAGGCAAAAGAAGATTTCTATGGCTACAATTCATTTGTATCTACCAAAGCAATGCAGAAAGGCACTGACTGGGAGCACGAGTCTATAGAGTTAGTTAATCAGATTAGAGACTCATTCTACATTAAGAATGAAGAAACTTTTCAGAATGACTGCCTAATTGGTACACCTGATATCATCTTAGAGAATTCAATTATTGACATTAAGACTTCATGGTCACTTGAGACTTTCCCAGCTATAGCAGCAGAAGGAATAAATAAAGACTATGAGTGGCAACTAAGAGGCTACATGATGCTTTGTGATAAGCAATCAGCTGAGCTAATCTACTGCATGATTGATACAGATGACTTTCTACTTTCAGACTGGGATAATAAAACTATCCACAAAGTATCTCACATTGACCCTAGAAAGAGAATAACAGTGCTAAGGTATGAACGTAACATTTCAACAGAAGAAGCCATTAGAGAGCGTCTTTTGGCTTGTACTGAGTACTACAATGAATATTTTGTACAATTAAACTGTAAATAATGGAAAGTAAATACTTTATAATCTATGCTGGTATATCTCAGTGGGAACTTGCTAGAGATATCGGTGATGGATTATCAGAACAGAATCATAGATGGTGTATTAGCTTTGTTACAATAGACTTTGAATTAAAAGTTAAGAGAGTAACTCAAGAAGAATTTAATGAATTTAACAATTTAAAAAGAAATAAGATGACAGCAGTAGAATGGTTAGTTAAAGAATTAAACCTTGAAGGCTATGATTATACAGTTGAACAAGCCAAAAAAATAGAAAAAGAGCAGATAATGAATGCACATTATGAAGGTAGTGAAAATTACAAAAGACAATACTACAACGAAACCTTTAAAACAGAAAAAAATGATACAATTAAATAAGACATACAGAAACGACACTAGAGAGCAGTTAGTGGTCCCTACTAAAGCAACAAAGAGCATGGTGATTTATCAAGTAACTCAAGCAAGCTCAGATAATAAAATAAATGAATTCAAGTGCACAACTGCAAGATTTTTAAACCTATATAAATTAACAAAATGACAGAAAAAGAATTTTATCAACATGCAATGCTTGCTGCAATGCAAGGCTTGTTATCAGCAATCGGAAATGGCTATGAAGCTGAGTACGTACATCCTCATTCAACTATAGCATCAATGGCTGATGAGTATGCAAAAGCTCTAACAATAAGAGCAGAGATTGAAGTACAGAAAATGAGACTTGAAAACTCATTCCCTGAGAAAGTAGTATAGGTACCTGAGAGATACCACCCCCTCCGAGTAGAATCGGCAACTATTCCGAGGGGTTTATTAAGTAACAAATAAACAAATAATATGAATGAAGATTTTAAAAAGTCAGTAGACTTATGGATTGAAGGACAAGAGTTTTTAATTGAAGAGCTACATTTAAGAAAAAAATTTATAATTGAAAATATGGAGATAGGAAAAAAACTTCTAAAGAGTGTAAATAAATCTATCAAGCATGAAGAGAAACAATTAAGTAATTATATCAAAAACAAATAATATGAATCAATTTAAATTAGAAGGAGCAATCATTAACAAATTGCCCGCAAAGCAAGTATCTGAAACGTTCAGAATACAAGAATTTATCCTCAAGGTAGGAGATAATAAATATCCGCAAGAAGTAAAATTCCAATTAGTGAATGATAAGATATATCTACTAGATTTTATCCAGGTGAATGATACAGTAGAGCTTGTGTTTGAATTAAGAGGTAAAGCATACAAAGAAACTCATTACAATACATTGAATGTACTTGAGGTAAAATCTAAGCTATTCTAATGGAAAGAATAAAAATGTTCGGAATTTGGGCATTGATATGCTTAATCTGGGTAATATTTGTAAGTGTTTTTTTATATGGTGTTAACATGATGTTTGGTAGCATGGGAATTATAATAGTATTTTTATTAGCTTTTATCTACTACATTTATAATCTTTACAAAATATGGTAAGAACAATCACAATCTATCTTAGAGACTTTGACCATAATCTTAAGAAATGGATGCAAGAAGAGACGGTTTATAAAATCAATAACAGATATAAACAAACTCATGTAGCTGAAGATATTGGTGTAACTAATGCTCAAATGTCTAGATTTCTTAATAATAATAAAGTCTCTGAAGATTTCTATATCAAATGGTTTAATTGGTATGGTAAAAATCAATAATTTTACATGTGCATTTCTGGAAAACTGAAGCTTATATCATCGCAAACAAGATTACTGGAGGAAATCCAATATCAAGAGACCTGGTTAGTCACGTCTATCTATTGGTCTGTGAACTCAATATCAAACAAGAGGATCTTCCAAGAGTGTTTGCTAGATATGCTTACAACCAATATAAGTGGAGAGATTCAACATTTAATAAACAATACAAACTGCACGAAGAGCTTCTAGATATCAATATTCAATCAGAAGATGAATATCATGTCACAGAAGCTCAGCAGTTATTAGATACATATTTACATGAATCTCCTACAGATGATCAGAAACTTTTCACTAAAGAAATTACTAAGATGCATCTAATGGGTATGACCTATAGAGAAATAAGAACACTGACAGGTATCAGTTTAGATACCATACATTTAGCAATTAAACAATTCAAATATGATTTATCTGATTATAATAACAATGCCAATAGGATTAGCGAGAGCATTCCTGAGCTTCAATCTCCTTGATTTTAAACCATTCAATTGTCAGAGTTGTTTGTCATTCTGGATAGCATTAGTTACTTCAGCAATAATTGAATGGCATCTTATTGGCTTGGCATTTATTACTTATTTATTATCTGATTTAATTTTACTTTATGAATCTAAGTGAAGAACTATTAGCACAAGCTGAAAGATTTAAAAAAACAAAAAGCTTCCATTTAAGCAATCCTTTAAAAAAAGAATTAGCAACCTGGCATGAAACAAATGGTCATGGAAAACTTAAGACATGCTGTAACTCTTACATAAGAAATGCTATGGGAAGATTGGTAAATTCTTTAAATAAAGAAGAACAATTAACTCCAAGAATTCACTTTATAGGAATTAAACAATGATAGTAACTGCTCCAATACCTGTTTTTGGTAGATTTCCTTTGCTTAGGTTAACTATCTCAAGACTTATTAAACAAGGTGTGACTCCTATTATTTTAGGTCATGAGAATGAAGCAAAAGAAATTGCAAAAGAATTTGATTGTGAATTCATATCCATTGATAATGATCCATTAGGTAATAAATGGAACACAGGATTCCAAGCTTCAAAGAATTATAATCCTGATGCTGTAATCTTCATGGGATCATCTGACTGGTGCAGTGACCAATACATTGAAAGATGCAAAGAGCATAGTAAAGATTTTGGAATGATTGGAATGCTTGGATCTCACTTTGCTGATGTATCTGATTCAATAAGATTAGTACACTGGAAAGGATACAAGGACAACATGAGAAAGAATGAGCCTATTGGTATTGGTAGATTTCTAAATAGAGAATTCCTTGAGAAAATTAACTATACTCCATTTGATCAAAGACTTAATTCTGGTCTTGATTGGTCCATGTGGCTGAAGGCAGTAAAAACTAAACAAGAAATTGGAATACTAGAATGTGATAAATCAGTGCAACTACTTTCAATCTCAACAAACAAATGGAACAACAAGCATAAATTTAAAGATCATTGGGATGGAATACTTAGGTCTGAAAGATGTTCACCTGGTATACTTGAGAAAGATTTTACAGAACTTAAAAAATTACTATATTAGCAATTTATATCATAACTTTATCAACTATGAAAGAATGTCCACGCTGTTTATTTGATGAGTCAATAACAGTTATAACAGAAAAACAATGCGAGTACTGTGACCTACATGATGAACTTGAACTACAAGCTAATCCTCATGAGCTTAAACATATCATCAAAGAGATAAGAACTAAAGGTAAAAATAAGACCTATGACTGCATTATGGGAATATCTGGAGGGATTGACTCCTCTACTCTTCTGTATACAGCTGTAAGATACTGGAACTTAAATCCATTAGTAATACATTTTGATAATCATTGGAATGCACCAGAAGCTATCCATAACATGAAGCAGTTAATACTTAAACTGAATGTAGACTCTATTAATTTCACAGTGAACAAAGCTGAGTATGATAGACTTAATGACGCATTCTTAAGTGCTGGTGTACCTGATGCTGATATTCCAAATGACATAGCAATGACTAAGCTAATGTATGACACAGCCTACAAATATGGCATAAAGTATATTCTCAATGGTCATGACTTCAGAACTGAAGGATCAACCCCAAAAGGATGGACCTATATGGATGCTAAATATATTCAGTCAGTTTATAATAAGTATACTGGACTGAAGTTACATAATTATCCATTATTCACTTTTAAGGACCAATTATTCTATGCCTTGATAGGTATCAAGAATGTCAGACCATTTCATTATGGATTTGATAGAGATACAATGGAGGCTGAAATGAAAAGACTAATCAACTGGCAAGATTATGGTGGAAAACATTGTGAGAATGTATACACTGAGTTTGTTGGATCATTTCTTCTACCTGAAAAGTTTAATATAGATAAAAGAATTGTATACCTTGCTGCACAAGTAAGAAGTGGAAAGCTAACTAAAGAAGAGGCCAAAGAGAAGTTTAGCATAAAGTCAGAATTTGATTTCACAAAACTTGGAACAAGTGCTGAAAGGATGCTAAGACTTGTGAACATGAGAATGGGGAGCAGAGATAACTTTGAGAAGTATGACTTCAAAAAATATAAGTATGTTATCTGGATACTTGCTAAACTTAAAGTGGTACCTTACACATTCTATATCAAGTACTGTAATTAATCGAACAATAATATATAATAATAACAATGGCATATTCCGATGAATTTATAATGCATCTGGAGGAACTTGCTCATATCTATATTGAGGAGTGTCTTAACCACAAAAAAGAAATGATATCTAATAAAGGAGATATTGTTATGGTATTGGATAGACATATTCCAACAATAGACTATTTCCTTAGAATTTGGATTCCTATTGTAAGGAAGGAGCAGAGTATTGTCAGAGATACATATTACAGATGGTTGGACTCTGATGACAAACTCAAATCGGACACTATTAAAAAAATAGATAACCTATTTAAAGGCTTAGCCATTGACATTGTTGGTAATGAAGGTAAAGGAATCTTCTATGCTAAGAATAGACTTGGCATGCATGATAGACAACAACTTGAGACTAAAAATGTAGAGAAGTTTGACTTTGAATGAGTACAGTCAAAGGTTATAAACCACATGATAATCAGAGAACAATTCATGATGCTATTAACCATAGCCATGAGAAATACTATGCTCTAAATATTGGTAGACAGTTTGGCAAGACCATGCTTGGAATCAACCAATTGTTATACTGGGCCATCAATGATAAAGGTTGTAAAATTGCTTGGGTAACTCCAGTCTATAAGCAAGGGAAAAAAGTATTCTCTGAAATGGAAAGAGCAACATCAGCAAGTGGTTTATTTTCATTCAATAGATCAGACTTAATGATTACAGGATTCGGATCTACCATAGAATTCTTCTCAGGTGAAAGACCAGATAATATCAGAGGTAATACCTTTGATTACATGGTAGTAGATGAGATGGCATTTACTAGACCTGAGCTTTGGGATGAGGTACTGAGTGCAACTGTTCTGGTGAAAGGTAAGAAGATAATATTTATCTCTACTCCAAAAGGTAAGAATCACTTTCATAGATTATGTATGCAACCTAACTATGATGATAGGTATGCTTACTTTCATTTCACTTCTTATGACAATCCAATGATTGATCCAAGAGAACTGGAAGAGAGAAAGAGATCACTACCTGATATAGTATTCAGACAAGAGTACATGGCTGAGTTTATAGATAATGCATCTGGTATATTTAAGAATGTAAGTAACTGCATTAAAGCTGGAGTCAAGACAGCTAAGATGTATGGAGGATTAGATATTGGTAGAGCTGATGACTACACTGTATTAACTATTCTTAATCAAGATGGTCAGATGGTATCAGCTCACAGATGGAGACATGATGAATGGAGCAAAATCATTGAGAAGGTAGCAACTATCATCAAGCAATATAATGCAACTACATTGGTGGAGGTAAACAATCAAGGTGATGTATTCTATGAAATGCTTCAGTCCAGGTGTAAGAATCTAATCCATCCATTTGTTACCAGCTCTAAGACAAAGCCAATCATTATTGAGGACCTTGCTGTAGCATTTGAACAGGAGTCAATATCAATTATCAATGAACAATGGTTGATAGATGAGCTTGAAAATTATTCCTATATTTACAATCCAAACACAAGGAATGTAACTTATTCTGCACCATCAGGATTGCATGATGATGGAGTTATATCTACAGCATTAGCATGGCATAGTAAGAAAGAGTTTACAAACCGAGGCAGATACATGGCATTAAGAGTATGAAACAACTAGATATTAAACTACCAAAAACCATTGCTGATTGTAGCCCAGAGCAAATGACTAAATGGTTAATGATGGCTGATGCTATCAAGGAACAGAAAGAAGAGGACATAACTCAGTTTTTAATTTTCCAATGTCAGTTACTTAGTATATTCAGTGGTGAGTCAATCAACAAGATTAAGAACTCTGATATCTCAAGTGTTCAGGAGGCATCCAATCACTTGCTTAAGATGTTAAGTAGTTACCAATATACTGAGCCAAAAGAATTCATTAGTATCAATGGACAAGAGTACAGGTTGGAAAAGAACTTCTCTCATGTTGCTACTGGACAGATTATTGACTTAAAGTTGATTGAAGACATTAGCCAAGATCCATGTCAAGCATTAGCAATAATGTACCTTGAGAAAGGTATGGAATATTGTCAAGAGGATGATAGAGGTAGATTGCTTAATCCTAATGATAAAAGATATGATTTGTTTAAAGAACATTTCCCTGGTGATGAATTTTTAAACTTCTTTAGTTTTTTTTTGCACTACTCAAAAAAGCAGAAGAACGCTATATTAGGGATACAGATGGTGAGAGTGAATATGCAGATGAGTCAGATGAATCAGGAATTAAAGATTCAGAATGGTTCACTTGGACCACTATCTTACATAGACTATCAAAAGAAATGGGACTCAGTGTGGGAAAAATTACACAACAGCCTTATGTGACATCATTATTTTGGATGAACTACTTTAGAATAGTAGATGAGAACGAACATAAACGCATATTAAGTAATGGCAGAATTTGATTTTCTTGAGGACTTTGGTATCACTACTCAGGAAGCTGAGAAGCCAAAAACTGCTTATGATAGATTTATAACAGGTTTATCAACACAGCTTGCAACTGAATTCAGAGATTACACTAAGAAGGTAGCTCAGAACACTGGAGCATTAGCAGCTTCAATTATACCTGTACCAACTGGAGTATTATCATTTAGATTAGAGGCTGATGATTACTATCCATTTGTTGATGAAGGAGTTAATGCTGTTGGTAGTAAGAATCATGGTAGTAGATTTTCATTCAACTATCCTGGTGTAAGTCATAACATGGCAACAGCTATAAGTCAATGGAAAGGATTAGATATGAGTCACGCTTATGCAGTATCATATAAAATCAAGCAAAGAGGTTTAAGACCTAAGAGAATAACTGAGAATGTCATTAATGATGATGTGCTTAACAAGATTGCAAATGATTTGGCTGAGTTGACTGGATTAATGTTTGAAATAAATTTTTTAAAGAATGGCAGTAACAATATATGATGAACCACAAGCTATAGCACCAGCTGGCAATCCTTTGGTGTTTACTTTTAGCAGTGATCAGACAGCACAGGAAAACTTTTCATTTATTGTGGAGTTATACATTGACTCTACATTAGTGTTGACTCAACAAGTATTCAGACAGTTCAATTCTTTATCAAGGATAGATGTATCTCAAGCTGTAGAAGCTTATATTAGAAATACTATACCTACTACTAACTTAGAATTAGATGCTACTGATTCAATGGTTAGTTATGCTATAATAGTTTATGAAAAGTATGGTAATCCACCAATCACACAAGCAAGTGATACTAGTACTACATTGAAGGCTTTTAATGGATCATTAGAGTATGAAGATTGGATAAATTTTAATTATAAAATCTATGATCCTAATCAGACTCAGGATGCATCATTCTTAACATTTTTTCCATTAACTTCTAAACGATTAGTAGGAATGGATGAGAATTTTTATCTAGCATTTTTTGAACAAACAGCTGTAGCATCATGTGATCTTAATATTTATTTACTAGATATATCTGGCAATACAATAGCTACAGATTTTATAACATTAACAGCTACTGATTTTTACATATTGAATGTTGGTCCACAAGTTATAATAGATAATACAACTATAACACAGATTGATTTTGATACTTGCTATAGATACGAGATATCTGTATCTGTACAAGGTGTATCATTTGTAGGACCAATAACTATCTACATGGATTTAGCATGTCAAAGATATGAGCCTTATAGATTGCATTGGTTAAATAAGCTTGGATGTTGGGATTCATTTACATTTGGATTAGTATCAACACAATCAGCAACTGTACAGTCATTTGCTTATCAACGTGATCCAGGTGTATGGAGTGGTAACAGCTACACTTATCCACTATACTCAGGGCAAAAAGTAAATTATGCCAAGACTAAGAATAAGCAATTAGTATTAAATTCAGATTGGATATCAGAAGATGTTCAGAATTGGTTGGTAGAGTCTTTATATGACTCTCCTATAGTTTATCTTGAGCAAACAAATGGAACAGAATTTGAGCCTGTTAAAGTTACAAATTCAACCTACCAATTAAAGACCAGGAGAAGAGATGGATTGCTACAGGAACAAGTGACCATAGATAGAACATATACTTATAGATCACAACTTAACTAATGGCTGGAGAATTATTCATAAATGGTAGACTGGTAGACATTGACCAAAATGCTCCATTTCCTTTGACCTTTAGTATCAGTGATATTAAGGACCTATCATCAAGGAAAGGAAATAAATCAAAGACTATAACACTACCAGGTACAAGAAGCAATGTACAGTTAATGCTTAGTGTGTTTACACTATCAGCTATTGATAGTATCTTTGAAGACCAACCAGAACTGATAGACTTTGATCCAAGTATAAAAGCTGAATGCCAATACTATCAGAGTGGATTGCTTGAGTTCAATGGAGTAGTTCAGTTGATGAGCTGTAAGCAATTAGATGGAATATGGTCCTTTGACATAACTTTAGTTAGTGATACAATTGATTATATCTCTAGGCTACAGAAGATAAAAGTAAATGAGTTAGGTTGGTCAGAATATGATCATCTATTGACTTATGCTAATCAACAAGATACATGGAATGGAGTTATCCAGTTAGATGGAAGTCCTTCAAGTAATTATGACTCACAAGGTTGGACTGGTGAAGGTTATTATTACGGATTGATAGATTACGGATATACAAGGCCATCAGCAGATACCTTTGCAGTTGAGAATATACCACCACAAGTATTCTGTTATGAAGTATTAAAGAAAGCTTTTGAATATTGTGGTATCACATGGGATAGTAACTTCTTAGAAACTCAGACATTTAAGAAATTACTACTTGCTTATGATGGTGGTGACCTACCATTGATTGATAGCTCACAAGCTAATAATGATTCATTATTCACTACAGAAGATAACAATACTAATGGTTTTATTTTTAATGGTCAATTACAAGATTTCTTAGAGCCAGGAGATCCTACAGGAAGTATGTCTACTGGAGTTAGAAATTTCTTAGATCAATATGATTGTACTGTTACTCAAGATAATTTAAACCAAGCACAAGCTACAATTCCTTTATCATTTGTATCTGCTAGTGATGGATTGTTTAAAATCAATTATTATGGTGATCATGATGTTGATATATTAATTTCAGGTAATGGAGCTGGAGCATATATTATCAATGGATCTTATGAAGTTAGATTAGAGATAATTAAAAATGGATCTTACTTAACATCAGATTTAATATATCAAGGAGCCTTAACTAGTACTTCTACATCATTATCATTCTCATTTAATTATTCAAGAGAAATAACTACATTAATAAATGATGAGATAAGAATTAACTTAAGATTTGTTATCAACAACACTACTATAAGTAGAAGTGGTTTAAGCAATTATAATCTAACATTTGAAGTAACAAGCAATACAGCTGAGTTAGATATATTAAAACAACAGCAAGCTCTAACAGCTGGAGGATTAGTTACATTAGCTCCATTCCTTCCTAACATGACTTGTGATGTATTCTTTAAAGCCTTTATTAATGCATTCAATCTATTAGTTAAACCATCAACAGAAGATGCAACTGTATTAGAGATAGAGCCATTGAGTCAATTCTATAATCCAAGTGGTGATGCTATTGATTGGTCATCTAAGATTGATAGGTCAAAAGAGATTATGGTTGAGCCTACCATCAATTTCGCAAGTAAGAATTATAAATTTAATTTCACACAAGATACTGACTATTGGAATCAGAGATATCAGAATGATGTTAACAAGCAATATGGATCATTCTTTATTGAGAGTCAAAGTCAATTCTCAGTAAACTCTACAGATTTCTTACTACCATTCTCTCAGAAGTTACTTGTTCAGATACCAGGTGATTCACCAGGTACATTTACTGATTTGATTGTTCCAAGGTCCTTTGATTTAAAGACTAATGAAAATGGTACAAGTGAGATAGTGTTAAAGAAAGGAAAGTCATTTATAGTTCAATTAGGTGGATTAAGAACAGGTAACTGGTTTCATAGAGATGAGTTCAATGTTGATTATTTTAATACTCTTTATCCGTATGTTGGTCACTTAGATAGTTTAGATTCTCCTACATTTGACTTCAATTGGGGTGTTCCTGATTATGTATTTTGGGTAACA